CGGTTCATTTTATGGAGCTTTACGACAAGCTTATGAGCGTGGTATCTCAGGGAAACGTTCGCCGCGGTTCCTTTGCTGCTTACCTTCCAGTTGATCATCCTGACATTGAAGAGTTTCTGAAGATTCGTGGTGAAGGTCATGAAATCCAAGAGATGAGCATTGGTGTTACCATCTCTGATGAGTGGATGAAGTCCATGATTGAAGGCGATAAAGAAAAGCGTCGTATCTGGGGATTGGTTATCAAGAAGCGTTTTGAAAGCGGGTATCCTTATCTGATGTTCTCGGACAATGCCAATAACGCAGCTCCACAGGTGTATAAAGACAAAGGTAAAACCATTTATGCTAGTAACCTTTGCAACGAAATTTTCCTTAGTTCGGACGTGAATGAAAGCTTTGTTTGCAACCTATCCTCGCTTAACCTTGAGCAATGGGACGAGATTCAAGTAACAGATGCGGTGGAAACGCTGACGTATTTTCTTGATGCTGTTATGTCTGAGTTCATAACAAAGACAGAAGGTATCCCTCACATGGATGCCCCTCGCAATTTTGCCATCTCTCAGCGCGCTCTTGGTATTGGGGTTCTTGGTTGGCACTCTTATCTGCAACAGAAGATGATTCCGTTTGAAGGTCTTCAGGCTCAGATGCATAATAACCAAATCTGGAGTACCATTCGTATTAGAACAGATGCAGCCTCGGAAGAACTTGCTGAAAAGTACGGAGAACCTTCTCTTCTTGAGGGATACGGCCGACGGAATGTTACTACCCTTGCCATTGCACCAACAACATCAAGTTCGTTTATTCTCGGCCAAGTATCACCAAGTATCGAACCGCTCAACTCAAACTATTTTACAAAGGACCTCGCCAAAGGTAAGTTTACCTTTAAGAATCCTTACCTTAAATCCTTACTACGGGAAAGAGGACTAGACACACAAGAAGTATGGCTAGAGATTCTTCAACATGGTGGTTCTGTTCAACACCTTGCTGAGTTAAGCGAAGAAGAGAAGGACGTGTTTAAAACCTTTGGTGAGATATCTCAAAAGGAAATTGTTATTCAAGCTGCTCAACGACAGCAGTTTGTTGATCAAGGACAAAGCTTGAATTTAATGATTCCACCAAAGGCCAAACCAAAAGAAGTAAATGAACTGCTGATCTACGCTTGGGAAAGTGGGATAAAGGGAATGTATTACCAAAGGAGTGGTAACCCTGCGCAGGAACTTGCGCGATCATTAAACACATGCAAGTCGTGTGAAGGATAGAAAAAATGATTACTGATAAACGTTGCTCGAACTGTAATGCTTCCTACGAAATCACGTGGGACGATAATGAAGAGGCGTCTTTCTCCGACGTAGAAGATACCGACATGGACTACGATGATTACGACAAAGAAGAATTCCCGCAATATTGTCCATTCTGTGGTTCGCACGAGTCCTACGACGGATCACTTTAATTTTCTTATAGATAGATTTAATGTGGGTCTATCAAGGTAAGGAATTTACATCAGACATGATCGGTGATTATGTTGGGTTTGTATATTGCCTTACAGATACCGAAAACGGCAAGAAATATATCGGAAAGAAAAAATTTACGCGGAAGATAACTCGCCCCCCACTAAAGGGTAAAAAGAGAAAGCGGCGGTCAGTTGCTGAAAGTGATTGGCAAACATATTACGGTTCAAGTCCTGAAACCAAAGCTCTTGTGGAAGAATTTGGCGGAGAACGATTTAAGAGGGAAATACTTCACCTTTGTAGTGGCCTTGGCGAGATGAGCTATATGGAACTAAAGGAGCAGGTTGATCGTGAAGTGCTACTAAGTGATGAATACTATAACGGAATTATCCAAGCGAGGATCCATCACAGCCACGTTAAAAACCTCAAAAAATGATTTACATCCTTCCCTTTCTATGGTATAATAGTAGTAACAAACAAAATCTATACCAAAATGATTATCGTAGACTTCTCTGGAATCTCAATCTCTACTGTGTTCTCACAGCCAAAATCAAACATCGACGAAAACCTATTGCGTCACATGATTCTCAATTCGTTGAGAATGTACAATCTCAAATACCGCGATGAGTACGGTAAATTAATTGTTGCCTGTGATGCGGGGAGTTGGCGGAAAGGTACCTTCCCCGAATATAAAGCAGCTCGTAAAAAGAATCGGGAAAGCTCGGACATGGATTGGAAATCAATCTTCGAGAGCATTAACAAAGTAAGGGATGAGATTGACGAATATCTTCCGTTTCCAGTAGTGCAGGTAAGCAATGCTGAAGCTGATGACGTTATTGCAACCCTTGTAGAAACAACCCAAGAGTTTGGCAACCACGAAAAGGTTATGATCATCAGTGCTGATAAAGATTTTATTCAGCTTCAAAAGTACGACAATGTTCAGCAATTCAGTCCTCTTACCAAGAAACTTGTAAAGGATACCAACCCACATAAGTATCTTTTCGAGCATGTAGTTCGTGGTGACAGTGGTGACGGTGTTCCTAATGTTCTTTCAGCTGATGACGTATTTGTTTCCGAATCACGCCAAACACCGCTTCGAGCTAAGAAGATTGAAGAATGGTACAATGCTTCTCGTAAAGGCGACATGAAAGAGATTCTTGATGAACAAACATATCGCAATTACATTCGCAATAAAAGCGTGATTGATCTTTCTCAGATTCCGGAAGATGTTGTGTCCCGAATCAAGGAAGAATATAATAAAAAGGAAGTTAAGCCAAACGGAAAGGTTCTTAATTATCTCATTACTCGTCGGTGCAGCCAGCTTGTAGCCTGTGCAGAAGAGTTCTTTATCAAGTGATATATAATACTAGAAACAACAATATAGCGTTTACAATGAAAAATCAAACACCAAAAAATAATAGGACCAAACTCCCTCACGAATTATTTCAGCTTTGTGAAGAAGCCGAGGGAGTTCCAGAACGGGTAAAGCTTTTACAGGATCACGCAACCTTTGGAATCAAAACACTCCTTCAAGCCAATTATAAAGAAGGCGTTGAATTTGATCTCCCAGAAGGAACACCTCCTTATAAAGAAGACGAAGCTGTGGCAGGGAACCAAGCCCGCCATTTTGAAAAGCTTGTTAAACAACTTCGCCATCTTGTCAAACAATCACCATTGCCAGCGCTCAAGAAAGAAACTGTTTACATTAAACTTCTTGAATCGTTATGCGCTGCTGACGCTAAGATTGTGATTGCTGTAAAGGATAAGAATCTTAAAGGTCTTTATAAGACACTTACTGAAGCTACTGTTCGCAAAGCATTTCCAACACTGCTTGGTGATAAATAAAATGACTTACGTATACTGCTGCGAAACATGTGGTGAGACTTGGGAAGAAAACCACCCGATGGATAACAGAGATGATCCCGTGGGTGATCCTTGTCCATACTGCGAGACTGGCAAGAAAAAAAGAAAGGCCACCGCAGTGCAGCTGTCCTATTCTGGTACAAAGTCGACGATTAAGAGAGCTGGGGGCGATTGGAATTGTTTGCTTAAAAAGATTCATAAGAACTCAGGAAAGCAATCGCAAATCAAACACGAATAATTCTTCAATGAAAATGAATAAGGCGCATCTCAAGTGTCCAGTTCACCGGGGAATTAACGTGGGTAACAGCTATTGGTATCCAAGTGATTACGTTGAATGGAAAAGGTGCCCGAGATGCAGCCTTGTTCCAAAGATTAGAATCACGGAAGATATGCAACGAACCGCGTGCGGATGTTGGACTTCGTTGAGAGATAGATGGGAAGTAGCCGCAGAATCAAGAAGCTCTTATGTAGCTAGAAAAGGATCGGATAAAGGTTATAACTTTACTGCTTTAAAAGATAACTGGAATACTTATTGCACAACAGGTAAACTAAAATTTAAACTGGGTAAGCGTTTTCCCTTGGGCTTGTTTGGCCTTAAAAAGAAACGAGGATAACTTAAAAATACTATGGAAGACGATGACTATAATATGGATGACTATAATACTGAAGATGAATTCAATCTGCAAGAAGAAAATTGGGGAATTGTTACAGAACACTTATTCTGCACGCTGAAATCATTAAAAGCCGAGGGATACACCAACTTAGATATTCTAAAAGCCGTATCTTTTATAGCGTGTGACTTGTCACAGAGTATGGACATAGAAGACGGTAAATCAGATTAAGTCATTTTTAATAATATGCATACAAATAATACAACCCCCGACGCTTTGGGAATGGAAGATATTTTCGGCGGAGGAAAAGCAAATAACTTTTCAGGTGAGTATGGATCCGTAATGGATTTTTACCTATCCGGAAATATTGGAGAAGCCTCTGAATACATTGAGTGGTTTCATAAAATTCGCAATGCGCGACCAACAGATATAATCAACTTTCATATTAATTGCCCGGGTGGTAATCTTTTTACCACCGTTCAGTTTCTTCAAGTTCTTGATGAATGCAACGCACATATTGTTATGAACGTAAGCGGAGCTTGCATGAGCGCAGCAACTTTAATCTTTCTTCAAGGCGATGAATTTGCAATCAATGAACACAGCGCGTTTCTCTTTCATAACTACAGCGGAGGGATGATTGGTAAAGGAGGAGAGATGTATTCAAATGTGATTCACGACAGGAAGTGGTCTGAAAAGCTTTTCCGTTCTCAATATGAAGACTTTCTCACGGTAGAAGAGATTAGCAACCTTGTTGATGATAAAGATATTTGGATGGATGCGAACACTGTGGTTGAACGACTTGAGGCGAGAAATAAAGCCCGAGAAGAGGAAGCCAAAGCCAGATTAAAAGAAAATCCACCTAAAAAGAAAACAACCAAGAAAAAGACCGCTAAGAAAACAACTTAATTATGAAACCATCAGACTTAAACTACCAATTCAGCAAACGCCTTGCTTTGACCATTATGGTTGAGACGGGCCAGGAAATTCCAGAAGAAAGCGAACCCTGGGTTTTGCCAATCGAGTCTGAGTACAAGCGGATTCAAGCTAAGGAGTCTAAGCTTTCCTCGAGGAACCGCAAAGACCTTTCAGCGGCGTATGAATCGCTTCTTAATATTAAAAAGGAAGAGGCTGAAAGACTGAAGGATACAGAAAAGACTGAAGAATAATTATGAAACGGTATTCAATCTATCAATCTAAAATTGCAATTAGCGCGCTGGACACAGCCATTCATATGGTGATGAAGGATATTGCGGACGGCGGCTGCGTACCCGCATCCGAAGAAACCTTAGCTCAGCTGAAAACTCTGAGGAAGATGCGGAAAGCATTTAAGAAGAAAAAGGAATTCATTATCATTTAGGTATAGTATATCGCAGGGCTTTGAGATCAATCTTAAAATAGAAAGACAAAGTTTATGGAAACTGCGATTATAGTAAATGGCATCTTGGTGACTGTATTCAGCTTGGGGTTCTTGTCATACACAGTATGGTTGGGGTTCAAGGTTGTGAGATTATCGGGAGAGCTTAAACAACTGGAATATAGCACAAATTCGCGTGCCGAAGAAACAGAAACAATGATCGGGCATCTCGACAGTGAAGTTTGGAGAAACTTCGACAAAGTAGATTCCAGATTCGATCAAAGAATAACCGACGAACTCAGAGGGGTTTGGAATGAACATGAAGTTCATAACAACCGCTTTATTGAAATCGAAAGTGTTCTAAACAACACAAACAAAGACTAACAAACACGTCTCATTCCCTGTTGATATACTATACCTTTTATTATGAATCAATTTAAAAGACACCTATCCTCTCCGTCTACTTTTGCTAGGATTTATATCAGTGGTCCGATTGATGTGATAAAGCAAACTTGCAGACATTGGTGTAAGGAGAATCCATGTTGTGTAAACGTTTCCGAAACATCTTTCATATACTGTGGTGGAGAGGAGACCGGAGCCGTTATTGAGTTTCTCAATTATCCTAAGTTTTCCACCTCTGCGAAAGAGATTTTCTTCAAAGCTAAAGCTCTGGGGTTTAAGCTAAAGGAATCTACCGCTCAAGATAGCTTTCTGATCACTACACCAGAGTATACCCATTGGTGGAGCGATAGAGAACAGAAGTGGACTTCCTCTGAGTTGGTCAGATCATCATTATAGCCGTTTTGTATCAAATTGGGCAAGTTTTGTGTCAAATCCGG